GTAATTGGTTTCACAAAACTTGGGTTGGTGCAGAAGATGGAACAAACGATTGGAATTGGATTAAGTTACATTGGAATTTACATCCTGAAAGAGATGATGAGTGGAGAGCAGAACAAGACAAATTATTAGGTCCTTCATTAGCGGCTCAGGAATGTGATTGTGATTTTATCACCTCTGGACAAACTGTCATAGATGGTATTATATTAGAAGAGTATAGAGAAACCCATACTAACAATCCATTAGAAAAGAGGGGTGTAGATAGTAATTTTTGGGTTTGGCAACCACCTAATTATACGAAAGATTACATTGTATCCGCTGATGTCAGTAGAGGAGATGGTAGTGATTATTCTGCGTTTCACGTAATGGATATTGAAAGTTTGGAACAAGTCGCAGAATACAAAGGAAGACTAAGTACAAAAGATTTTGGGAATATGTTGGTGAATGTAGCATCAGAATATAACAGTGCGTTACTTGTTATTGAAAACAATAACATTGGGTGGGCTACGATTCAACAAGTAATAGATAGAGGTTATGAAAACCTATTTTATACAAGTAAAGATTTACAATATGTAGACACAGAAAAACAAATAAACAATAGATACAGAACTCAAGACAGAAATATGGTGCCAGGTTTCTCTATGACAATGAAGACAAGACCTTTAGTAATTGCTAAATTAGAAGAATATTTTAGAGAAAAGTCAGTAATTGTTCGTTCAAATCGATTAATTGACGAGTTGTTTGTATTTATATATAATAACAATAAAGCCGAAGCTATGCAGGGTTATAACGATGACTTAGTGATGAGTTTTGCTATTTGTCTTTGGGTAAGGGATACTGCTCTGAGATTGAGACAAGAAGGTATAGACTTACAGAGAAAGACATTAAGCGGTGTAGCATCACAAATGTTACCGCAACTTCCCACAGAGAAGAAAGATACTTGGGAAATGGAAGTTGGCCCTAATGGTGAAAAAGAAAGAATAGATTGGCTTTTAGGATAAGGAAATAAAATGGCAGATACAACATTATATGGAAGATTAAAAAGACTATTTTCTACAAATACTATCGTAAGAAACGTTGGTGGTAGGAAACTAAAAGTAGTCGATACAGGCAAAGTTCAGGCTGTAACACAAAACAGTTTGGTAGACAGATTCCAAAAATTGTACTCAAACATGCAGAACTATGGGTATAATGAATTATTACAAGTTCAACAGTTAAGGCTGGGTTTGTTTAGAGACTATGAATCTATGGATAGTGATGCTATAGTTGCATCTGCATTGGATATTTATTCAGATGAATCTACAATGAAGAATGAGTATGGTCAGGTTCTTGGTATACAAACTAAGAATGCAAATATTCACGATATACTACACAATTTGTTTTACGATATCATTAATATCGAGTTTAATCTCTGGCCTTGGATTCGTAATATGAATAAGTACGGTGACTTTTTTCTAAAATTGGATATATCAGATAAGTATGGAATAACAAATGTACAACCATTATCACCTTATGATACAGCGAGATATGAAGGACACGATCCAGAAAATCCACAATTAGTTCAGTTTGAATTTATTCCACAGCAAACTTCAGGTGCGGTAGGTTCAAGACATAGAGAAAGAAACAAAGAAGCAACTATGTATGAAAATTATGAAGTAGCTCATTTTAGACTCCTATCAGACTCTAACTATGTTCCTTACGGTCGTTCTATACTGGAAGGTGGTAGAAAAGTTTGGAAACAAATGACATTAATGGAAGATGCTATGTTGATTCATAGAATTATGAGAGCACCAGAGAAGAGGGTTTTCAAATTAGATATTGGTAATATACCGCCAGCAGAAGTGGATAACTTTATGCAACAGGCAATCAACAAAATGAAGAAGGCTCCTGTTATTGATGAGAAAACAGGCGATTACAACCTACGATATAACATACAAAACCTTACAGAAGATTTCTTTCTACCTGTTAGAGGAGGAGATAGTGGAACGGGTATAGAATCCTTACCAGGTTTAACATATGAAGCTACAGAGGATATAGAGTATTTAAAAAATAAAATGTTGGCATCGCTTCATGTACCGAAAGCATTCTTAGGATATGAAGAAGGATTGGGTTCGAAAGCTACGTTAGCTGCCGAAGATGTTAGGTTTGCCAGAACAATCGAAAGAATTCAAAGGATTGTAGTTAGTGAACTAACTAAGATTGCTGTAGTTCATTTGTATGCTCAAGGTTTTCGTGACCAAGAGTTAGTTGACTTTGAACTCAAACTTACTAATCCATCTACAATTTATGAACAAGAAAAGATTGAATTGTGGAATAATAAGGCCTCACTAGCTGACTCTATGATGAGAGATGGTTTAGTATCATCTGAATGGATTTACAAAAATGTATTCAATTTTACTGATGAACAAATTAAAGAAAACGATGAACAAATTATTTTTGATTACAAAAATAAATTTAGAAGACAACAGATTGAAGCTGAAGGTAATGACCCTGCAAAAAGTGGACAATCACAAGGTACACCATCTGATTTAGCAATGGGTAGAAGTGGTCATGAATTAGACGATGAAGGTGGTTCACCTGAAGGTGGGTTTGAAGGTGCAGGAAGACCTGAAGAATCAGATAAATATGCTAAGGATAGTGGTGCACGTGGGAGAGATCCATTAGGTTCACACGATATGAAAAAGGCCTATAGCACACAATCTTTAAGTAAATTTGAAAATTTATTCAAAAAATTAGATAAAGATTCATATAGACTATTGAATGAGAGTAATGAGGTAGAAAAAGAATATAAGTCCGAAGTGAATTCTCTTAATACTAATAAAAATTAAGAAACTTTATATTTATATATGACTTATAGTATAACGATTGGAGTTCGTAATGAGTAATAAAATAAAGCATTCGAAAATAAAGAATACAGGTATTCTTTTTGAGCTTTTAACAAGACAAATAACTGCAGATATATTATCTAATAAAGAAGGAAATGCAGTTAATATCCTTAAAAACTACTTTTCACCAAAAACACAACTTGGTAAAGAGTATGAACTATACAAAGTTTTAACAACTCAAAGGTATAGTAACGAAAATAAGGCAAATCACCTTATAGAAGCAGTTTTAAAAACATACACAAAGATAAATAAAAAACAGCTTAAAAGTGAAAAGTATAATCTTGTTAACGAAATAAAAAATAATTATGATGTTAATGAATTTTTTATGGCTCGAATCTCCAATTATAAACTCTATGCTTCTGTTTATAAATTGTTTGAAACTATAAATATAGAAAGTCCTGTTGACGAAACAGAAAGTAGATATACTATTGTTGAAAATATCACTAAAAAAGAAGTCTTAAAGAAGAATAAAGAAAATAAGGTTATTGAAAACCTCAAACAACAGGAAAAAGATTTAAGACTCCTTACATACACTGTATTGGTAGAAAAGTTTAATAAAAAATACAAAAATCTTAATGAGGAACAAAAGAAACTTCTAAGAAAGTTCATACATAACGTTTCTAACACAAACGCACTCAAAGAATTTGTAGAAAAAGAAGTAATTTCAGTCAAAAAACAACTCCAATCGTTCCTACCTGAAATTGACGATAAGGTTACAAAAATAAAATTGAAAGAGGCAATCAATCAAATATCAAGCCTGACAAAAGGTAAATTGGTAGATGATAAGCAAGTTGTGAAAATGATGCGATACTATCAACTTTTGTCGGAGTTAAAGAATGTCACTGGATAAACTAAAAGAGTTCATAAGAGAAATTATCAAAGATGAGTTAGAAGAGGCCTCTACCTCTGCTGCTACACCTGGTTATCAGACTCCTATGGCGTTTAGTGGTGGTAGAAAGAAAGATAAAAAGAAAAGAAAAGATATTGCTAATGCAGCTGGATATGATGTCGTTAAAGAGGGAAGATATCATGACTATAGAAACGATGAATCACTTACACCGAAACAAAAGATTGGTCGTTCTATGAGAGAGATTAGGGATAGTCTCAATGAGTTGAATAAATTAGTAAAGATGAATGTTCGTCTTAAAAATGAATTGAATGTGGATTCACGTTCCTATTGGAAGAATACACATAAAGCTTTGAACAAAATAAGTGAGAGGTTAGTAAAACTAGCAAATAAAGTAGGTCAGTTACAGTAACTGGAGTCACTATGCCGTTTGAAGATAAAAAGAAGTCCTATATGGACACTCTTTTTAGTATTTCAACTTTGCTTAAAAGATGGCAAGTAGAAATACAAAATAAAGAGATAGACAAGAATTATATGATTAGGAGACTTAATCAATGGATAGAACAATTGGAAAGTCTGAAAACAGAAATAATGATGGAGAAAGACTAATGAAAATATTAGATTCTTACAAAGAAATGATGTATCAGTTCATCAATGAGGCTGACGATAATGAAGGAGAAGGCCGTATTGATATGTCAGATCCTGTAATGCAGAAGAAGGGTTGGTACAAAGACAATCCAGAACTGACTGTAGGTGGAGTTCTCAAACAAGGAGAGAAACATCCAGCTTATGATGATGCTAAAAAGGAAGTGGAGAAGGCAAAAGGTAAAGATAGTGGTGCAGACGATGCTGGAAAGCTATCTGGTAAGTCAGATTTTTCTAGAGATGGTGGTGACGAACCAGATCCAATAGGAGATAAGGGTGATGTTCCAGTTGGTGAATTGCCAGATAGGTCGTCAGAATTACCAAAAAAGACAGCAAAACAACAGAGTGATTTTGAAAAGAAAAGAGATGCTATGTTTAAAAAAGCAAGAGGGGGCGACACTAGCACAGATGGGGGTGCAGATGAACCAAAAACTGGAGATTCCGAATCAGAAGATTTAAATAAAGTACAATCCGTTGATGATGTTGCAGACATTGAAGATTTAAGGTCTGACTTTGATTTTGGACAAAGGTTTGATGCTGTAAAAGATGAAGATTCTGGATATAAAGATGAATATGATAGACCGATGTCCATAGACGATTTAGATTTCAAAGTAAAAATGATAAACGCTGGTGAATCTGCTCGAGACTTTTTAGGTCCTTTCGAAAGTGAAGAAGAATTAGCAGCTGCTTGGAAAGAAGCTACTGCTAAGGCTATGGCTTCTAAAAAAGAATCAATCAAAGTAATCAACGGAAAAAAATATAAAGCAATTAGTGAAGATAGAACTGCTTCTATAATTCAATATAACCAAAGACAATTAGACAAATTAGTGGCAAAACCTAATAAAAGTTATAGTGATGAAGAGGAAATACAAAGACTTAGAAATGCTATTGCTTATGCGAAATCAAAGCAAGAATCAGTTAAAAAATCTAATCCTCGTGTATTAAAAGAGATTTATGATAGAACATTTAGGAGTCTAAAATGAAACAATTAATAGTAGATTACCTACCATTTGAAATAGGGCCTGACCAAATAAATGAGGCCATGAAAGAAAACAACGGAAAGTTGGTTGTTCGTGGTGTGTTACAAAGAGCCGACACTAAGAATCAAAATGGTAGAGTTTATCCAAAAGAAATTCTAATGCGGGAGGCTAAGAAGTATTCAGAGGGCTTCGTAAAACAAAAAAGAGCTATGGGTGAGTTAGACCATCCTGAATCATCAGTTGTGAACTTACAGAATGTATCTCACAACATTACAGAGATGGCTTTCAATGGTGACGATTTGGTAGGTACAGTAGAAATACTTACAACACCAAGTGGTAACATTTTGAGAGAGTTATTCAAAAACGGAATAAAGTTGGGTATCTCTTCTCGTGGTATGGGTTCTGTTTCTCCAATGAATGAGAATGGTGCTCAAGAGGTTGGTGATGATTTTGAACTAATCGCTTTTGACTTTGTAAGTAATCCATCTACGCATGGTGCTTTTCTTCATCCAATGAACGAAAGTGTGGATAAGAGTGCTCCTATTCGTGATGGTAAGTATGGTAAAG